TACAAAAAGAACTTCCCACATAAAAATCTGTAATATTATCATTAAGACAACAAATCTTATAAATTTCAATTGTATTCATTTTATTATATATTGTATAATAGAATGTCTTTAAATCATTTTTTTTTTTATATTAAAACTTAAATTCCATTCTCAAGTGCGAGAATATGCCACGCCATTCTCGAAAACAATTACATTATCAAAACAAGCGAAGGCATTGTAAAGCATAGTAGTAGAAGTTACACCAGAAGAACCATATTGCATAGTAACGAAAATATCACTAGTAGTAGTATCCATACCAGCAAAAATACCACTCTTATCAACATTCTGGTAAGTTTCACAGTCAAGACCAATTAAGAAAGCACCAGATTCTGTAGTAGCAGCACCCGCAGCAGTACCAGCCATAGTAGCAGCATTAGCTTGAGCGAAAGAAGTTAAGTCAATAGAAGGCTGGTAATTCATATCAGAAAGAGAACCAAAGCATTTAGCAGCTTCACTGAAAAATTCAGCATCAGTTGTAGGAGCAGTAGAAGGAAGAACTTCACTGCCAATTCTCATAGTCCACTGGGCTAATCCGTTCTTTACGTGAGCACAAGGATAATAAGTAGCAGCACCTACTCTATTACTTTCACGAGGAGTTACAATTAAAGATTTAAGACTTGAGAATTTAGCAGCAACAGGCATAGTAATAGTAGAATTAGCAACTACAGCAGCAGAGTATACGTAGTTACGCCAGTCAGGAACAACCATCTGTAAAGCACCACCAGCACGCTGAGATATAGCATCAATAGCACTACTAGACATCTGTAAAAATTCAGCAACATATTCAACATTATCAAGTTGAATATTACCAATATTAGCAGATGAGAAGTTGCCTATGTTATAAGCACCAGTCTTTAAAACAATCTCAACACGAAGAGGAGCAGCTTGAGCAAAGTGAAGAGGTAAATATTTATTACCAGCTAAAGAACCAACTAAAGAAACAAGATTAATGGCATATTTTCCAATTTCTCTAGTTCCAGAGGCAGCAAGAGTTCCAATAGTAATACCCTTATTAATAGCTTTTATATTATTAGCATCAGCCCCAGCATAGTTAGGATTTGTTCCAGAAGTAATAGAAAGTCTACCTTGAGTAGTATCTAAAGCAGCCTGATAGTCAAAAAGAACTTTAGCTAAGTCATCATAGTTGTCAATATCTTGAAGAAGACTAGAACCGTGATAAACACGAAGGCGTTGGATTACACCATGAACACCTTGAGCATCTAAAGCGTTGAAATCAGAAGCAGCTGCTCCAAGAATAGCAGAAAGAGTAAATTTTAAGTAAGATTCAGAAGGAATAAGAAAGGTATTGGCTTGGGTAGGAATATTAATAATAACAGTATTACCACCTAAATAAGGACCAGTTCCGTTTTGTGGTTGAATATTTGTGCGAAAGCGTCTAGCAGGGGAAGACTCAACTTTTCCGTTGTATACGAGATTAGAGGGAATCATATTATAAATTATAGCAAGATAAAAAATATTAATAAAACTTAAATTATTAATATTTTCCTTAATTGTCTAAACTAACAAAAAATCAATTAGGCATACATTCCTAATTTCCATCCTAAACCTCTGTTAATTCTTTTTTCTAAAGCACTTTTCTTTTCTCCAACATCCTGTTTCTCAGGGTTTACTTTTCCCATTACAGAACCACCTAAAGCCATTTTATGGCCCAACATATTTCCTTCTAAAGGTTTCTTATGACCCATAATAGATTTACTTAACGCTTGTTTGTGCCCGAGCATGTTATTATAATCTAACAAAAGAAAATAATTATTCCGTAAATTTCACTATATCTAATTGTAAACACATTTGATAGTTTACTCCGTTTAAGTGAATTAAATTCGCCTGATTATCTACCAGCTTTATCTTAATCATATTCATAGCACAACTAAACATATTTACCCTAAAGTTATTTGGATTTTGATAAGTTACTAAACCAAATGGTTGGGCTATAACTGGAATTGTTGCTAAAATATTCTGATTATATCTTTGGGCTACATTCACATTATATGTTGGCATATCTATCTCTACATTGATTGCTCTAATCTGTGTTAGATTTACACAATTAATACCTGTAATACTTTTTGATATTCCACTTGGAGTATCATTACTTGTGCTAAATCCTAACACAACATTTATTGTTGAAGCAACTTTTATAGTAAATTCGTTTGTAGTATTGCTTAATGTTACTCTACCAGTTATTCCATTATAAGTTAAACTATATGTTTCTCCTAGTTCACTTTGTAAATAACTAACAAGTTGTAGTACATTATAATTACCTTCTGGAACTGTAATTGCTATAGTATCTGTTAGTTCAAGTATTTCTAAATAATTGTTAGTTGAGTTTATACAATAAAATGAATATGGAATTACAGCACTTTGTAATGACATATATAATGTATGTCCGTCTGGAACTTCTATCTGTGGTAATGCATACATACATATTGATGGGTCACCTAATGGCTTAGCATCTGCGTATTTAGAGTTTAGATATATTTGGATACTATCAGCTATATTATGAGACATTACTATTATTATATTATAAGATTTTATTTCATTTAATTAAGCAAAACTAACAACTAAATAATATAGTTATAATATATTATGAATTTAGATTTTAATTTTATTCAAACCCCTATTGACGTCTGGACAGAGATTTTACACCTATTACCTATTAGAGATGATGCTATATTCTTAGAACCTTTTAAAGGACAAGGTAACCTTTATAATCAAGTTACATGTATGAAAGAATGGTGTGAGATTGAAGAAGGCAGAGATATATTTGATTATGATTGTAATAAGAGTATCGTTACAACTATTTATACTAATCCTCCTTTCAAATGTGAAATAACTAACAAGAAAGGACAAAAGGTAATAAAGAATTCAGTCTATTACTTTTTGGAATACTTTATGGAAAAAATTCATTCTCTTGAAGAGATTGGTTTTTTAATTAATGCGAAATCGTGGAATTCTATTACCCCTAAAAGACTTGTTAGATTACAGAACTTAGGATTTTATATTCATAATATTATTGTTTTGAATTGTAATTATTGGTGGGGCACATATTACTTTGTTCTTTTTAAAAAGTATAATACTAATTTTGTTATTCCTATTGAGAAGACTTTTGTAAAGTAGTAATATTTAAATGTCCGTTATTATTATTATTATCTATAAGTTTTAGTTTTAATGCTGATATAATATTTATTAACCATTTTCTACAAAATTTATAATATTGTTCTTCTCCTAGTGTTTGCTTTAAATCTTCACCATTCCATTCTTTATTTTTAAAAGTATCACATAAATATTGTTCCATTTCATCTAAATCATAAATAATATTTTGTTTTTGTTGTTCTAATGAAACTCCATATTTTAATCCAGTAATAATTGAATCTTCAGAAACTTTAATACACTTATCTTTATTTTTAAAAGGCATTTCAAGACCAGTCCCTTTATAAAATAACATCCAAGACTCAGTTGACATTATATATATTCTTTAAGTTGTTTTAATAATATATTTATAAAAAGAACTTAAAAAGAAAAATTCATTTCAATTTTTTTACAAACTATCAGTATTACGTATATTCAGATAATTAAAGTTTTTGTAAAACTTATTCTCAAATGCATCTACATCCAGATGTTGATATGGCTCATCAAATACATAGTCATATAGTTTCTTAGCATCTTCTTTCTTCATCTGTAATATCTCATCTCTAATAGTTTCCCATTCCTCTGAGTTACGTGGTTTAAATATAGTAGCATAAGTGATTTGCTTTCTTAATATCTTAGGCATATATAAATAACTCTGTAATGTGAATATAAAAGCACAATTCAAGTGTCTTGCTTTTATTAACATTGAGTTCAATAATCTTTGAATTCCTTTATCTTTCAAATCATTCGCAAAGTCATCTATGATTACACAACTATATTCTTGCTCTTCATCTTCATCTGCTTCAACTTTGCGTTTCATCAATTCTTCACGTATATCTGTCAATGTATCCATTGTTAGTTCATGGTATACTTTATCATGCTTTTCAAAAGGATGATTCTGAACTGAACTAAAAGAAGCATTAGGACAAAAGTAATAGATATGATGAAACTTCTTATGATATGCTGAACCTCTGCGATATTGGTTTAGAAGGAGACTGCTCTTACCACTACCTCCACTACCAACTAACAAATATATCATTCCGTTTCTACGTGATACACCATCTGGTATATCTGGTATATATATATCCATCTTCTCCTTGATTGGCTTTGCTTTCTTAATCTCTTCATTTGGCGTCTCTGTAATCTCAATGATTGTCATTATTATAATATTATAAAATATTTTATTTAATTAAGGAAAATATAAATATTATTATATATTACTATTATATAATGGATAGTGACGACGAAAAACTAACAAAACCTAAAGCCAGTAAGAAAAAAGCACCTGTTGAGCCTGAACCTCAGCCTACTCCTCCTGTTAAAAAAGAAAGAAATGAAAAACAAAAAGAAGCCTTTGAAAAAGCACGTCTTGCTCGTCAGCAATATTTAGAAGCCAAGAATAAAAAAGCCACTCTTGTTGCCGCCAAAGCTGAACTCAATGGCAAAACTGCTAAACCAAAAGTATTACCTAATCCTGTCAGCCAAGATAGTGATGATGATTATGAGAAAGCTGATGAATCTGATGCTTCTACCGAAGTAGAAGAAGTTATTTATGTTAAGAAAGCACCCAAGAAAAAGAAGAAGGTTGTCAAGAAAATCATTGTTGAACCTAGTGATGATGAAACTGATGAAGAAGATGAACCTGAACCTCCCAAACCTGCCAAAAAGAAAGCCAAACCTGTTATTACTAAAAGGGAAGAAGAAAGTGAAGAAGAACAAGAAGAAGTACAAGTCCCTACACGTAATACACGTTCACAACAAAACAAAAATGCTAAACTTGGTGTTGCTACTGGAAAAGTCAATCAAAGAATGCTCCATTATTTTATGGATTAATTCAAAAACTTTTTTTCTTACTTTAGTATATAGAGTAAGCCAAAAGTTCATTTAGTCCCGCCTCCCATTTTTTTATTCTAATATTATAGTATAATGTATAATATTAGCGATTATAGTTTTAAACAAGCCAATAAACTTGGTGTTAGTATTAAGCCCTCTACTAACAAAAATAAAAAGATTGATGTATTTAAAGATGGTGATAAAGTTGCCTCCATTGGGGCATCTGGAATGCCTGATTATCCTACCTACATAAAAACTAAAGGTCAAGAATATGCTACACAACGTAGGCGATTATTCAAGGCTAGGTTTCAATCTGCTAGACAACGTGTAGGCACACCAGCATATTTTGCTGATAAAATACTTTGGTAATATTATTTTCCTAACATATATCATAATATGAAAGCAAATATTGCCAAGCAATTAATTCAAGCATCATATGAAAAAAATGCACCTCCTCGTATTAAAAATGGTTGGCGTCTTGATGACGACCTCAGCAAAAGTGAAGCAAAAGTTTATAGAAACAAAAATACTAATGAAGCCATCATTGTTCATAGAGGCACACAAGGTTTAGCAGATTGGAAAAATAACTTAGCCTATCTCACTGGTAATTACAAACGAACCGAACGTTTTAAAACAGGACAAAGAATACAAAGGGCTGCTGAGGCTAAGTATGGTAAAGAAAACATTACTACTATGGGTCACTCACAGGGTGGTGTCTTAGCTAGAGAACTTGGTAAGAATACTAAACAAATTATTAATGTTAATCCTGCTTACATGTTAGAGAAACCTGCTAAGAATGAATATACTATTCGTTCATCTGGTGACATTGTTAGTGGTCTCGAAACTGTTGGTTCTGTATTATATCCTAAATTGTCTAGACAACAAAATCTTACAATTGCTGCTCCAAAACGTAGCACCATATTAGGAGAGCATTCTAGTGACATTCTTGATAGATTGGGTAAGCAAGAAATTGGCAAGTGATTTTTTAAGGGAATATTGATTAAAGACATCTCGATAGATGTATTTAATTAAGTGGTTTTTTTTTCGTAACTTTCTTCATTTCTTTGGGTAATAAAAAGAGGTAGTGTTTTGAGGTAGTGTTTTAGACTTTTTTAGATTTTTAGACTTTTTTGCCATTTTCTAAAAACTCTATATATATTTTCTATTTTTCTTATATACTTTTCTAAAAATACTCTAAAAGTCTAAAAGTCTAAAATTATCACTAAAGATAAAGTTATAAGTATTTAAAGTAAATTATTTTTAAAATTAGAATATATTTATTTTAATTTTAAAGTAGTATTAGTTTATTCTTTTTCAATAGCATTGATATTATCTTTAAATCCATACCAATTATTTTTATCACTTGTTATATTCCATCTATTCTTTTTATATTCATCTTTCATTTTAATATCACCATATCCATTTGCTTTAAAGAATTTTGTTAGTTCATATTTACTTATTTTATAATCACCAAAAACAAAATTATTTTCAAACCAAGTTTTAAATTCATCACCATCATTAGTAATATCTTCACTTTCTTGTTTCCATTCAGTAGGATATAATTGTAACTTATAATTATTATCAACAAATTTCTTTGAATATTCAAAAATTAAATCTAACAAAGCATATTTATAATCATTACGAAGTTTAATACCAAAACTATCATCTCTAATAAATCTACATTTATCAGGTTCATCATTTTCTAATCCAGCAACAAATTCACTATCAAATTGTGCTACTCTAATACGACGTTTTAATCCTTCATCCATAATAGAATTAAAAGAATGATTAGAAACCATAAATAGTTTAAAAAGAATATCCATAATTTCACTATTTTTATACATTGCTTTATAAGAAATAGCAATACCATCAGCAACTTCTTTTAAAAATTCAGCATCTTGTTTATTTGTTGTTAATTCATTAATCCAAGCAATTCTAACGCCTCTCCAACGAGCAATTTCTTTATGTTTAGCATTGTTAGTTTTATCAAAAGTATCATTACCCATTTTAATAACATAATTAGGCATAATATCAGTTAAGGCATCAAATATAACAGATTTACCATTACATGCTTTTTGACCTAATAAGTAATAAAATTCTTGTAATCTAGATGCATCTCCAGTCATAGCATAACCAAGAATAGAAAGATAATATTCCAAATGTTGTTTATTATTATTTGTAATCTTTAAAAGTTCTTTTCTAACAAGTTCTTTATCATATTCACTAGATTTCACGTAATCAAAGGGAATAGTTTTACTAATAAAATCAGTAGGTAAAATACCATTACGAAAATTCAAAGTCTTTAAGTCTAAAATACCATTAGAAAAAGCAACTTCATATTTGTTAGTATCTAGGTTTAATAAAAAGGAATCATTAGCAAGATAAGTTTTAAGAAGTTTAGAATAAGCAACCATTTGACTATTAGCACCAATTCTATAACTAGTAAAATCTTTGATAGTTTTTCTAATAGAATCTTTTTTCTCATCACTTAGTTCCTTTTGTAAATCATCAATAAGAATTTTCATAGATTTATCAATTTCACTTTGAATAGCAGTAACAATAATAGCAGAAGGGTCATTAATTTCAACCCATAGATTGTTTTTATTACAAGTAATCCAAGAATTTTTACAATATACAAGAGTATCTTTTAAAGACTTAGAAATATACTGACATACATCATTAGCTCCATTTGTTAGAATTTCAATAGTAATAATAATATTATTTTCTTTTTTCCATTCAAAGTATTTATCTTTATTTACTTTTGAGGCAATACTTTCTAATCCATAAATAGAAAAAGGCTTATTCTTATCAATACTATTCCAAATTTTAAAAGTTTTGGGATTTTGTTTATCTACAATAGCAGTATATTCTTCAAGTATATCAAAATTATAATTATTACATTTTAAAATAGCAGCAATATGAAACCAAGTATTAAAATCAATATGTTTACCATTACCAATAACATTGAATAAAAGATTCAAATACTTATCATCTTTATTACCAGTAAAATTAATTGGTTCAAAATCATAAGTTACAGTTGTAGGACTAGTTTCAAAATTTACAATTGTCGCATCATTATCAAAGTAAGCAGAAATAATAGTATCTTCAATTTTTCCCTCTTTAAGTAATAAAGGTCTATTTTCATCAGGCTTACTAGTATTTACACAGCGAAGTTTACCATTATTTCTATATACAGATTCATCAAATAAACCATCTTTGGTTTCCTCAATATAATCGTAAATGTTATTTTCATCGTTCTTCATTTTAATATATTGATTTAATTTTTTTACAAAAGATTTCATATTATCTTTTTTGTCTAGAAGATTAGAAACATAGAAATGAAAACTATATTTTGTATTAGAATGAGATGTAGTAATAGCAATTCTAGGTGTAATACCAGAACAACCTTCTAATGCGCCAGTAATATATTCTTTACATTTTTCCTCAACAGCAGTAGCAGTAACTTTATTAAAAGATTCAGTTTTAATATCTACATCAAAATAATATTTCATAGGTTTATCATTAGGTGTAACTTCAAAAGCAGATAATTTATTTTTAAGTCTATCTACAAAAGCAGAAGGAGAGCAAGAAGGAAAGTTATTTCCAGTGAAAGCCATAATAGGAGCATAATAAACTAAGTCAGTCATTTTGTTTTATATATATAGTATAGATTATTTTCTTTAAGTAATAATTTAAATAATATATTTTTTATTATTTAAATCGAAAAACTTTTTCCTAAATATTTTCTTCAATTCCTAATTTTTTTAATTTATTAGCCCAATATTTTTCTTTGGCCTTGGCCCTAATAAGTTCTTTATCTTCTTCACTCTTATTAGCATATCTATCACGTGCTTGTTTGCGAAGTTTCTCAATAAATTCAGGGTCATCCTTTCTAGCATGATAATAGTCTAAACTATATTCAGCAATCTTTTCCTTATTATTAGCACGAAACTTCTTAGAAGCTTTTTTACATGCTTCTCTATACTTATCATATCTAGCAATCTTTAGTTCGTCAATTGGATTCATTATATTATATACTATTATAATATAATAATTTCTCTTTAAATAATATTCCTTAATATTTAAATTAATTTCTTTTCTAGTTTATTTAATTCCTTTTTAATAGCACGGACTTCTTTAGCTAAGAAAGAATAGCCAATAGGGTCACTGGTATAGAGGTCACAAACTTCTTTGTAGAGTTTAGTAAGCTGAGCGTATTTATTCAAGTCGGAGCGATTGATGTTAGAATAATCCATTTATATAATATATAAATATTATTTTTTTAAGTTATATTCCTAAATAAATATATTATTTATTCCAAACATATCTATCTTTTATAACATTATTAATATCAACATTATGAGATTTAGCCCACTCAATATAAGTGTCATAATTATCTAAAAGAAATTGAGTTTGCTGTAATTCATTAGGAGGATTAGGAAATGGAGTTGTATTTTTATATAATAAATAATCTACTTTATTTTTAAGATATTCTCTATCCCAAAATCCAGTATGATTAAAAATATTATTAATAATAAAACTACCCATTAGAATTTCAATAACTTTTAAAGATTCAGTATTATTCATTTTATATATTATATAAATATTATTTCTTTATATAATATTTCTAAATAAATATATTATTTAAAAAAAGAACTAACAGGTTTTCCAGTTTTTCTTGATTCACTAAGAATTACAGCAATCTCTTGTTTTCTTGCCTTCTCTTTTGTAGGGAAACCTTGTTTAGATGGTAAACGAATACCAGCATTATCTTTGACAAACCAACGACGGCCAACCTTTTCTAATGAATAGGGCATTTTATATAGTTACTAAATATTATTTCTTTTGATATTCTTTTATGATATTATAAATCATAGTAAGTAAAAATCCAATAGCAAAACCAGCAAATGTTTCAGGTTTATTATCCATAATATAAAGATATATTATTTCTTATCCTCGTATTTCACATATACTTTTGCTTGTTTAGTAGAAGACCCCATTTCATTCATATCTTCTTCCATCTCTTTCTGTATCTTCATCATATCTCCATATTTCTCTGTTAGATAAGTATGTCTCATTTGATTGACAGAAATAGGACCATGGAATATTTTATTGAGACGTTGATTAAGAGTAACATTAGTAAGAGGTTCAAACTTAGCATTGAATAATAAATGGTCAACATCTTTTGGAATAACAGAAATCCATTTTGTTAGAATTTTTTTTAAAGCAGGTGGGATTTCTAATGTTTGTCCATCTTCGTGAAACTTAGCAGTTTTGAATTTGCGAAATACAAATTCTTTCTTATCAATATAATTGTCATCATCACCAGCATTACGAATTTTCATAGCACAATAATCTAAACTACGACGAGGAACAATATGAACACCACCTAACAAACTAACAATAATATAGTTCTGTATTTGTTGTAAGTCATTAGTATCAAGATTAGATTTTTTATAAAGCATCTTAGCAGTCTTTTCTAAGTCATCATAGATGGCTCTAATTTCAGAACTACTAATATTGCTAGTCATTTGCTTATCATTCATAATTTGTTTATCTTGTTCTTTCTTATAAGTGTTCATATCATCATTCATCATCTTCTTATAGTCATCAATGTGTGGAGCAATACATACAAGAGCAGCCAAATAAGTTTTACGACTGCTAATAGTTTTATCTTTAATGAAATCCATAACATCATTAACCTTATCAAAGTTTTTAACATTAGGGTCTTTATCATTACCAAAGCATTTCTTATAAATACTTTTAAGAAGAGAGTTGTAAGTTTTAAGAGAGCCTTCAGTTAGGTGGGCGCGTTTGGCTTTGAGTTCAGTAGAGAAATCCATTTATATATATTACAAATATTATTTCTAAATAGTTTCAACTAAAATATCAACTATGGTTTTCTTTTCTTTGAGTAATATTATGTTGTTAATTAAGTGTTGAATGACTAAAATGGTTGATTATCAACCAAAATTAAGCATCAACCGACGTAAAATGGCCTAAAATGGCGTGGTTGATACTATATTAAAAATTTTTAATATAGTATCAACCCTATATCAACGCTATATCAACCACTTTATTAAGCAGTTGAGGTCAGTTGATGCTTTTTTTCAACTAACTTCGCCCTCTTTCTTTCTCTATCTCTTCTTTTTTCTTCTTTTGCCTTTGCTCTTTTTATTTCCAAATGCTTTAATGTATATATCTCTGCCCATTCACCTTGGTGAGGCAACATCATAATAAACTTTTTTAGTATAGGGTCATTTTCCCAGTCAGGTACTTCCATTTCTCTTTAATATATATATATTAAAGAGAAATGTCTTTAAGTTCTTTTTTAAGCAAAAACAAACCAAATCAAATAAAATATAAATTTATTTATTCCTATCTTTGCTATTGCCATTTGAATAAAACCGAGTTGGTCTAAATTTGTTAGTGTATTGATAATTAATATTACATTTGATGGTAAATTCATTTCAGACATTACACCATTTATAACTTTACTTTGTATATAACTATAGACCAACTCTCTAATTAGTTTAATTTACGTTTAAGCCAACTAACACAAGTTGATGTTAGAATAACCCAAGTTGAAAACTTCTGAATCTGATTATTGTCTACTAAATATTCTATGTTCTTTGAGATTGTATCAATATCTTCTGGTTTTAATGAACCAAATAATGAATTAAGAATTTCAATTACTAATACCTTTTTGTCAATCTTCATTCTATCCTTCTTACCAGTATTAGTAATTGAATTCTCAACAATATTACAAACCATTAATAATAATTCCATGTTATGCTTATCCTTACGAATAACATCTGGAAAGTTAGTAAGTGCTTCTAAAGCACGTTGTTTTACCTTAGCAATTTTTGCTTCCTTATAAAGCTGATTCTGTGGTCGAATATATGCAAAAGTCGACATTTATATTGTTAGGTTAGATAATATTTTTTATATTCCATATAATTCAATTATTAATGTCTTAATCTTTTCATATAATTGTTTTTTATTTTCTTCATTTTCTGTTTCAGTATAATCTCTTACATACATTGCTAATAGTTGCTCCTTATAAATTCTATGAATTTTTATATTTATATTATCCATATAATCTAACAAAAGAAAAAACTTTTTATGCTATACGTGTAATTCTTAAATAATGTTGAACTGAAGAATATGACCCTGAATTACCACCATTCGAAATTACAAAATAGTATCTATATGATGTATCTGTATTTGATAGAGCAGTTGTAAAAGTTAATTGCTGATAAGATGAATTTTGTTGTGTTGAATATGTAGCACGTGAATTATCAATTGTCGCACTTGTCATTGATAATGAAATTGCTCTATTGTTTGATGATTGAGCCCAACCTGAATATAATTCACATAACCAAACTCCAGTAGGTAAAGTAAAATAATCTAAACCTGTTCCTGAAAATGTTATATTTTTAATTCCATTTGTTGTAGGAGTAGTTGTTGATGTATAATAATATCCATAACCTAATCTACCTTCTGTTAAAGTTGAAGGATTATAATTTAATTGTATCGGATTATTCATTTTTATACCATTTGTTGCTTGTAATGTTACTAAATCCGTTGATGTTAGATTTATATCTCCTGTTCCTGCTGTTTCTATATTTACATTACGATTTGTTGCTGGTTGTATATAAATATTTCCTTCTGTTGTGTTAGTTGTTTTTATATATGTTTGTTTTGTGCTTTGTATTGTTGTTATATTACCAGAAGTTAAATTCATATTACCTGCTGATGAACCAGTTACACCTGAATTATTAAAATTTATTGGACCACCTTGTGCTTCAAATGAAATAGTTCCTGTTCTTGAAATAAAATTACAAGAGCCTTGTGCGTCGAAGCCCATATTATCACTTGACCCAAAATTTATATATGAACCTGTACCTGATGTATAAATTTCTAATGGAACATTACTAAGAATACTACTAAGTGTTCCACTTGATTCTATGTTTAAACTTTCTACATCAAATGAATCTCTAAACATAATTCTTTTTGAACCTGAACCTGATGTATTTTTAAATTCTAAAAATGGATTACCTGTTGCTGATATAATACTTAATGGAGCATTACTAATAATATTGCCTGAAAAAAGACGCATTGTTCCTGCTTTGGCACTAATATCTAATGTATCTTGTATTGCTCCAGCACTAGAAGGATATGATTTTATAAAAGCGGTTTCTACATTAATACTATCTTTGAATAATATATTGGCTGATGCTGTGCTTAATGAATTTTTTACTATTAAACCTTTATTTGCTACACTGTTATTTATAGTGTAATCTCCATCTAAATTGTTAGTTATATTATTACCAGCATCTACAGCAATATTATAAGATGAATTCATAAAAATATTATTGGCTGGTCTTGAAGGAATTAATCCACCAGCGTTATATAAAAATAAATCACCTGTAGGTTGTATATATGTTGCTGTTGCTAATGCTGTACTTGTTAGAATATTTGTTTTTACTTCATTATTAAATACAGCATTATCATTAACATAGAGTGTTCCATAAAGATTTGTATTACCTGTTACTCCTAAAATTCCACCTATATTAGTATTTGAATAAAGTGTTGTTATTCCAGTTACACCTAAATTACCTCCTACATTTGTATTGTTAGTATATTGCTCTCCATAAATACTACAATCTCCTGTTATTCCTACTGGTCCTACAAAAGTTGCTGTTCCACCTACATTTAATGTAGTATATAGTTCTGTTGGTCCAGTTACACCTAGTTGATTTCCAACTGTTAGATTATTTGATACATCTAAATCAGTATATAATATTTCTGCTCCTGAATAACTTAATGTTCCTGCTACTGTTAGATTATTTCTAAATACAGCATTCCCTGAAACATCAAATGATGCTACACCATATGGCGTTGCTATAGAATTTATATTAGGTCCACCAATCGCAATTGGGGCAAATTTATTATAAAAAGGTTCTGTCATATATATACTTTATATTTTTATTTAACTCCATTGTTGTATTAATCCTGCTACTCTAAAACTACTTCCTGCTGGTAAATTTACTATTCCATTTAAATTTATTATTGATGCTTGTGAAGCATTACCAATATTTATTATTCCTCCTCTTATTGACATTTGACCTAAATCACTAGAAACTGATGAAATATTTTGTATATCAATTCCACAATCTCTATAATAATTTGTATTTCCTGTTGCTCTTAAATTTATATTATTTGCTGTAATAGCATGTATATATTTATCCATTAATAACATTCTTTTTTGTGTTGTATCATCTTCTGCATAAGCAAAAATATGTGCTGGTCCATCAAATCCTTCCTGTTTCCCTACTGTATAAAGTGTTGATACATCATCACCATCTGCTAATAATTGTATTGAATTTCTTTTTACTGGTTCTGCTCCACCTGTAGGGTCATACATTAATATTTTTAAACCTTCTTTTCTTGCTGGGCTTGTTTCTATCCAATCACAAAACATAAAATCATTTGTTTCAATTGAACCACTTTCTGCTCTTAATGAATGAAATACTGAACCTTGTTCTGTTGCATTTATACTTTTACATTGTATTTGTCGTTTAAAATAATTATTATCAGTTGCTGATAATATAACAGCATCTCCACCTTCACCTGATAAATCACGAACTACTACATCACTACTAAATTTTGTTTTTAATGTTGTTTCTACTTCTGCTGATTGATATACTGTTTTTGCTTGAAGTGCTGCTATTGCTGTATCTTGTGCTCCTTGTGAAGTATTTAATGCTGCTACATTTGTTGATAATCCTGCTATTGTTCCTGCTTGACCTGAAACTACTGCTCCTAATGCTATTACTGCGGCATCAGCAGCACCAGCTAATGCTAATGCTGAATATGCTACTGGACCATCTCCTGCTGGACCTTCTGGACCTCTATCACCTTTATAACCTCTTGGACCTCTTTCTCCTCTTGGACCTGTCGCACCTTGTGCTCCTGCTGGTCCTTCTCCTGTTACATTTGTTACTGTAATAATTACTGATGGAATTGCTGGATGAGCATAAGGACTAGTTTGTGCTGCTTGATATGCTAATGTCATACTTGTATGATTACTTGCCCATACAAACTGTATATAATCATTCGCTTCTAAAACCATAACATAATTCCAAGCAATAACAAGATGGTCATTACCTTTTACATCATATTCACCTGCTGATGCTAATATATCTGTACCATTCTTACGTAACCAAATTGTTACATTAGCAGCTATAATATTTGTTTGATGTAATTGAAAACTGAATTGAATATTATAAGTATTTGTATTTAGCACTTTTATTGAACCTGTTACTGGTCCTGCTACAATTCCATTACCTGATGGGTCACTAGTATTCCATGTTACAATACGAGGTGTATTTGCTACTGGATTTGTTTGGGTTGTTGTATCCCAAGCAGAAAACCAATATGATGCTCCTATATTACCTATCTGTGTTTCTATACTATCTATCTGTTGTTGTATAGTTTCATTTGTTCTTATTCCTTCTAACATATCAAATTGTAAATCACTAATATCTGGGTCAACTTTTGTTAGAACATCTGTATTTACTTCATCGGCATTTATAGTTGTTAGATTTGTTAAATAATTAAAAGCAATATTCTCAATATTATTTATACTCATTATTAATATATATATTTATTTTTTTTTATTCTATTTATATATAAATGTCTAAAATTCAAAATTCCATTTGGATTAAGAATACAAATAAAACTGGTAAAGAAACATTAGATATATTAAAACTACTTAAAGACATTGGTATTTTTAAGGAAAAACCTAAAAAACGTAAGCCCAAAGCTAAAGAAGAAGTATTTGAAGATGAAGAAATTTTACAGCAACCTAGTGGTGGTGGAGGAGGTAGTAGTGGTGATATTGGTGGAGGTAATGTTACTTCTAATCTTTTAGCATTAAAAGGTGCTTTATCTGCTAAAAATACTGATGAAGAAAATATTAAAAAACTTAAGGAAGCAACTGAATTACAATTAGGCAAATTAAGAGATGCACAACAAGATTTAACAAGAACTCAACAACGTTCTAATTATGGATTTCCAAAAAGAAGTGAATTTAGTATAGATTCTAGTTCTAAACAAGACTTTATTGAAGATATTGATGAATCTTCTAGATACTTTCCAGAAAAAGAATCTATTGTTGCTCCTACTAATTATGAATTTAATGAAGAACGTTCTGGAACTGATAATCCACAAAAAGTAATGGATATTGATATTTCTCCAAAAGTTAGTCCAGAACAAGGTATTATTGAAGATATTGATGAAGAAGAATATATTAATCCAAAACAACCAACAAAAGGAACTAGTGAATTTCAATTAGCAGTAGATTATTTAAGAAACTCTGATAAATATAATATTAAAAGGTTTCCTACTTTTGAAGAATCTAACAAAACAAAGTTTGATATTTATATGGAATTATTAAATTCTCTTGGTATTAAAAAACCTACTGGTCCTCCTTATCGTTCATCTACATCTTCTGTATTAGACCCAGCATTAAGACAAATTATTATTAGAGCATATAGAGATGATATGGAAGAAGTTGATTAATTTTTTCTCTATATATTATAAAATGCAATTGAATGATTTAGCAGTAGTTTTAAAAGAAATTGAACAAGGTATTATTCCTTTTGAATTTGATTATACTTTAGAAAGTAATTATTCTAACAAAATTGATTGGTCTGCTTTATGTTATAATGATTGGGATACAGTTGATTATTGGGAAAAAAAATTACCATCTGGTTTAGTAGAACAATTTCCCGAATTAAAAGATATATTACATGATATTGTTCTAACAAGAAATGGTAAAACTCCTTTAATGGAATTAGAAGAAAGGGCAAAAAAGCGTGAAAATAAGTAAAAATTATTTTGTTAGTATATATATATGTCTTATATAACAAATGGTTATAATACTCCAAGAATTGCTAGGCAACCTTCTCTCAATATGTACGACGATATTAGAGCAGGTGAAAAAGCCTTATCATCTTTTGGTAAAAAATACGTGGCACCAGCTGTTAAGTATGCGGGAAAAGAGACTCTTAAACTTACAACAAAACCCCTCCCTTCAATCGGAACTGGAGTTGGACTTACAGCGGGAACTCTCGCTTCAGTAGCAGCAGGAAATCCTGAATTACTACCATATTTAGGAAGTGCTGGTGGATTGGCTGGTAGAGAAGTAGGTAAATGGGCTCAGAAAAAAATCAATCGTGCTATTGATGCCCTTTAAATTGTTTTTTTATATATATTATTAAAACTATATAAAGAAACCTTATTCTTCAACTGGAACAATTGTAAAAGTCATTGTTCCTCTTAATGCTTGTGATGTTACACTATCTGTTAATGTTCCTACTTCTTTTACATAAAAACGTAGATTCACTCTATCATTTGATTTGTAAAATGTTGTGCTATGTGTATTTCCATATGTTGTTAATGCTAATGGATAAAATACTCCTGACACATTTTGAACATTCATATACACAGGTCCTACATTCCATACTTGCGTTGTCTGTTGTGGATTTGAATCTAACATCTGTTGGACTAACTGTAATCCTTCACAATATAACATTAAACATCTTTCTTCTACAGAATTTGTTTGGTCGTATGGAAACATACAAGTAAAAAATATATTGAACTTATTATATTTATCCCAAAAACTTTCACATGCTTGTCTTAAATCTACATTATTAATTGTAATATCTGTATAAGCATTATTTCTAATACCTAAATCTGTTTGTGATGTTGTTAATCCTGCTGAACTAACACTTAATAAACCTTTTTGGTGATTCATATCTTTCTTGATTGGTCTAATAAAAAATGGTAAATATCCTATTCTATTTGGTTGGACTGCGTTTCCATTTAATCCACTTAGATCGTAATTATCAAATTCTAATGTAAATGTTACTAAATCGCCTGTCTTTTTAAATTGAACTGGACTATAATATGTATTAACATTACCCATATGGTCACTACCTGTATTTCCTGAACGGGTTATTCCAATTACTGCTGTTGATGTTGATGTTTGTGCTCCTGCTTTTGTAAAATTATTCATAAAATTAAATCCTGTTAATGTTATAGGCATTATAACATATTCTGCTGTTTGATTTCCATAACCTTGAAATTCATATCCACCTAAAAGTATTTCAAATTCATCATATTTATCCCAAAATTCACGGCAACATAATCTCATATCAAAACTATAATATGTATATGTTCTTACATTATTTGATACTACCTTTGAAGGCCAAGTTACTGGAGGAGTTCCTGTTTGTGATGTTACTGTTGTATATAATCCTAAATATCCCATCTCGTTTTGATTATTCTCTGCTGGTTGAATTGTAAATGTATATTGTTGTTCGGGCATTGATGTTAATAATGGACTAACACCTGTTCCACCATCAGTATTTATATTTGTTATTTGAAATTCTATATCTATTATTTGTTTACCTTTTCTAAAATTAAAACAATATTGATTACTTACTGGTATTACATTTTGACCAGAATTTGAACCTCTAATAAAACCAATAGGCATATATGTTTGACTTGTTCCATATTTCTCATCATAACAATTAATCCAATCAAAACCTTTTATATTATTTTGAATCATATAAGCCTGAGAGCCTGTATTTAATACTGGTGAAAAATATCTACAAGCTGTTAATCTTATAGCAAACTTTTCATATTTATTCCACATCTCACCCATCACACTTTTTAAATTTACATTACGAAAAACAAAGTTTGTTTTATTAGCATTAATATTACTTGTTCCTGCTAAACTGAAAGTATCTAATTCTAAAAATGCTGTATCTGTATTCATTATATATATAACGATATTATTTTTTTATTCCAACTACCATAAAATTAATACACCAATTATTATATGTATTTGCTGATGGAAATATATTTGTATTACCTACTGTTACTGTTAAACTAACATTTTCTGTTTCTGGTTTTCTAAATGTATTTGCTGTTGACATATTATCAAAAAGATTAAAACCAGATGTTGAATTTGCTCCTCCAGTGCTTTCAATAACACCATATCCACCTATACCATATCTACCTTGAAAAGTGGTTGATAATGGACCAACTGATGTATTATTAATAAATTGTAATCCTTCAACTATTAAATAAGTATGGCGTTGGTCTCCTGAAAATACACCTCCTAATGTAATACCACATCCCCACGAGGTCATTATTAAATTAAATTTTTCGTATTTGTCCCACATTCTTCCTAAAATTTGTCTAAAATTTATATTTGTTAATGTAAATTGTGTATAATTACTATTCATAGTTCCATATTCATTTGTAGAACCAGCAACTAATGATTGTGTTGTTAGTGTAAATGTTCTTTGTTCTAAATTATGAAATGTATTAAATGGATTCTTGTATAATGGATTATAACTTTCTAATCCTTGAAAAGTAAAAAACCAACTACCATATGTAGATGTTCCATTAGCACCTGTAATTGGTTCCCAATAAATTGTTAGTGGTATTCTATTATCTACTGGTTTTGTCATAATATACATTTGTAAACCAGCATAACTATCCCAATCTAAATAGGCTGCTTGTGTTCCATATTGTTTTACTGCTCCATATATTAATGCTGCTCCTCCTTGCTGTTGTCCGTTGTTACTTGTTTGTATTAAATTAAGACCATCACAATATACATTTGCTTCTGCGTTAATACGAGCAGTACTACATATTAAAACTTGATAAGCATCGTATTTCGTCCATAATGTTTCTCCTAAAACATCTTTCATATTAACAAACCAAGTATAAGATGTTTGGGATGCGTTTTTTACACCTATCTGAGTTGTTGTCGTTGTAATTGTATTCTCATATAACCATAATTTTGCTACTTCGCGGTCCATCTATATATTACTAAACTATATTAATATTATTTTTCTAACAACTGTTGCTCTTTTTTAAGCCTATATAATTCACGACGTCTCGCATTAATAGCTTCTTTGTTTTTATGATATTGTTCGTTCGCATATTTGGCTACATGTTCTTTATTATTCTTATACCATTCTTGTCTTAATTCTTTATGATATTCTTTATTGTTTTCTCTCCATATTTTTGCTTGTTCTGCTTCCTTTGCCTTAACTTCTGGATTTTGCCTATATTCTTTTTTCTTTTGTGCTAAAACTTCTTTATTTTCTTCTCTACTTTTTTTTATTTGTTCTTTTTTTATTTCTTCAGTTGTATATGCTCTTCTTTCATTTAATGTAGGATTTAATTTATCTATATATTCTTGTTCTTTTATTCGTTGTAATTCTTTACTAATATCTCGTTCTAATATTTCATATTTCCAATTATCAATTCCACCATTTGCTTTAATACAATCATATAATTTTGATTTTTTTTCATTTTTAAAACTATTACGATGTCCATAAAATCTTGCTCTACTACAAAAAGAACTTCCCACATAAAAATCTGTAATATTATCATTAAGACAACAAATCTTATAAATTTCAATTGTATTCATTTTATTATATATTGTATAATAGAATGTCTTTAAATCATTTTTTTTTTT